TGCCGACAGAAGAAAGAGCCGCGGCAATTGCGAGGATCTTGTCTTCCGTCATGCCCACCTGTTTGCCGGCCGCAGCAAGCCTGTACGCCATTTCAATGATCTCCGATTCTGTCGTCGCAAAGTTGTTTCCCAGAGCAACGATCGCCGAACCCAGTGCGCTCCAGTTGCGCTCTTCCATACCGGTGATATTTGCAAATCTGGCCAGCGCAGTCGCAGCCTCTTCGGCAGAAACGTCGGTCGTGTTCCCCAGGTCGATCATCGTGCGCGTAAAATCGATCAGTTCTTCTTTCTTTATGCCAAGCTGTCCTGCCACAGCCGCAAGCTCTGCGATCTCCTCTGCAGACATGGCCAGCTCTGTACTCATTCTCTGTATTTCATCCGAAAGCTGCGTGTACTCAGCCTCAGTCGCTTCCACCGTTTTGCGCACGGAGGTAAAAGCGCTTTCGTATTCGATAGCGCTTTTGACCGATGCGGTGCCAAGCGCAATGATCGGCGTAGTCATATAGCGCGAAAGCGCTTTGCCCGTATTCACCCACGCCTGATGGTTCAGCGCGCTCTTTTTGCCAAACTCTTCAATGCCGGCCGCGGCTGTATACCACGTGCTCTGCTGCTCTCGCAGTTTATCGCCGGTTTTTTTCACTTCAGACTGCGTCTTGCGCAATTCCGCGTTCATGTTGTTTAAGCCGGTCTTTGCGCGCGTGATACTGTCATTCGTGTCGCGCATGTTTTTTTCATACGCTTTTACTTGGCCGCTTGCTTTTTTCACCTCGCGCTGCGAAGCTCTGTATGCATTCTCCTGCGCTTCCAGCTCCTCTTTCATCTGCCGGGCATAATCGCTGGACTCACCGTACACGGCAGCAATAGTGCTGTAAGCCTCCTTGGACTTACGCACCAGCATCTCATTTTTCTCCATTTCCCGCTGCGCATCGGCCAGCCGGTCTTGGTAATCCTCATGCCGCCGCCCGGTCAGCAGCAACTGGTTCTGCAACTCTCCAAGCCGCTTTTCGTACTCGCGCACAGCCAGTTTTTGCATGTCCATCCGCTTGCCAAGCATATCCAATTTTGCGGCAGAACCGGCAGCGCTATCGCTGAATTTCTCTACGCCTGCGCCTGCCAGTGTGAACTCGCTCTCGGCCTCTTTGATTTGCAGGTTGATCGTTTTCATATTGCGAGTAAAGTTGCCGCTGTCCAGCGACAGCGCAACCACCAGCTCGCGCAGCGTATCAGCCATTGTTATATCACCTCAGTTATGGTTTAAGTGTCGGCCATACCTGGTCAATGTACGCGCGCTTAGGTGTAGCCTCTCGCTTCGCCTTCCAAAGGCGCACATTCATATAGCCGATCATGTCCATCTCGTCGATCTCGTTCATCCGCCAGCCCGCATCCAGCAACGCGTTATACGTCTGCAATACATAGTCCGCAAAGGACATCGGCTCTACACTTTCGCCTCTGCCCCCGTTGTCGGAAAAGGGAACTGGTGCAGTACCTCCGTAGTCTGCGTCTGCACAGCCATCAGCGTAATGCTGATATCGTGTATCACCCTGTCCGCAGGATAATTGTCATATACCTCGTCGGGGGTAAACTGGTTGCCAAACGCAAGGCAATACCATTTCACCAGCACGTCCATCGCTTCCTGCACTGTCACACCGCTTGTCGCAACAGGCTTTCCCTCCGCGGCGTCCAGCGCCATGCGGTTCACTTTTCCAAACATTTCGGCAGCCGGGCCGATCTCGCGCAGCGCGCGCCCTTTTATAAAGTCTACCGTGTATTCCCGTCCGCCCAACTTGCAAGTGATCATATCCCCAAGCCCCCTTATATAAATAGGAAGAAAACAAAGCCCCGGCTATCCGGGGCTTTGTAAATGCAACTGGAAATTATTGTCTTATCAGGCGCTCTCGACCGGCTCATATACAGAAGCCAGGAAGGTCGCGCCCTTTTCCGGGGTGAACCCGTTCACGCCTTCATCGGCCACTGCCTGATAGTTGGCGTCGGAAACCCTCTTGACAGCCGCCCACTCAATTTCAGGGGTCTGCCTGGTAATGGTTTCACCCTCGCGAGTGGTGTAATTCTCAGTCATGGGCTTGGCGCGCACCTTGTACAGCCAAACGTAGCGGAAGGTATGGTCGGCCTTTTCAGACTTAAAGCCTACGGCAACGTAATTGGGCTTGTCATTGGCGCTGCGCAGCAGCACGCCGTTGGCGTCGATATTGCAGCCGAAAATGATCTTCTGCACTTCCAGCGGCACATCTACCATTCGGGTAGTGAAGGTGACTTCCGGGTCAGCGTTGACAACATCATATTCCGCGTCGTCAGCATACTGCACCTCAGGCTCAGTATTTTCCGGGGTCAGAGTTGCTTCAATTGCACCGGCCACGGGCACGATCTCACCATAGCTGGTCCCTTCGTCCGTGTCCGAAACCACCGGCGCAATCACCATGTTCTTAAAACCGATGGTAGACATCGGCTTTTTGATTTCAGGCATATTCTGTTCCTCCTATCATTGTTTTATCGTGTCTGTTCATCCAGCTCGTTTTGTAAAACGCGCCGTATTTCCATGTAGGCTTCTTCTGCGCGCAGGTCAAATGCAGGCTGCACAAACGGATGCGGCGGTGCGGGAGCAGGCCCGCCATGCCCGAATTCAACGGGATTAGCATAATATGCCTTTTTGTCGCCGTCCATCTGGTTCCTGTGCACGCCCGCGTCGATCTGTTTGCCGCCTTTCCGTCTTGTTACGACCCTGCCGACCTTGATCGAATCATGCAGCACGCCGCTGATCTTTTTCGGGTCAGTAAGCGTGTTCTGCTTCATTTGCTCGTAGATCGGCTCGATCCCCGCTTCAAGCGCCCTTTTTATCGCTGCAGAATCATTATCCAGCGCCATCGCAATATCGCGTATATCCTTCGTCAGGTCGGAAAACCCGCGTACAGTGACCTTAGCCCCCATCGCCTTGGCCGACCTCCTCAATGTACGACCATGTCCACTGCACCGTGAAAGAACGCGTTGCATAGTCGTATGCAGGCTCGTTATAGCCTCTGTCGCTTTCGCTCACCATCTGGAAATCCGCTTTGCGCATCAGCTCGCGCACGCGCGCAGCAGTTTCCGTTGGGTCAACCTCGCTCCAAAGTGCCATATACACAAACGTTTTATACGCAAGCAGGTCATCATCCGCAAAGAATTCCTCTTTGCGCATCGTGGAATAGATAATGTATTGCTTCGGCGGCGGCTGTCTGCCGTTCTCCGGCCTCCAGATACCCGCCTGCACGGGGACATCAGGTATAAGTGAAGCCAGCGCCTGCTGAACCTCTTTCAACCGTCCACCCCCTTTACAAGGGAAGCCTTCAAGCCCAAATACCTGCGCTTGAATTCGTATTCGCCCAGCGTCTGTATGATCCAGCGTTCACCTCTGAACTCGATCCACATACCGGGCTGTATATCAGCCCGGTATCGGATCGTAAAGTTCAAAACCGTCTCACTGTTCATCGTGTCAGCAGCGCGAAAGTTCTGGTTTCCTGCATCCATGACCGACGCCCACACTTTGCATATCACAGTGTCAACGGCCTCAGGATATCCGTTTTCATTGATCACATTGTCCGTAACGCCAATCGTGATCCTGTTCCGCAAGTCTCCCGGCCTCGGGTTTGATGTGAATGTTTTATATCCTCGCAAAAGCGGTCACCTCACTAAAACATGCACGCCGGGTCCCTGTGCGGATAAAGCAGGTTCTCAAAAGCAGCGCGCATGGCATTGTAGCTCTCTCGGTCAGCGTTTTCGCGATTTTCATAGTAGTGGCCTACATATAAAAGGACTGCATGCTTTGCCGCTTCCGGAATCTCGTCCATCTCAGCGAACTCAACCCGACAGTAGGTATCTGCCGCCGCCTCAGCCTTTTTGATCAGGCTTTTGATCAGCTCATCTTCCTCGTCATATTCAATCCGCAGATAGGCTTTTGCTTCCTCAACTTTTACATACGCCATGCGCCACCCCTTTCTGCAGCCTGAGCATCAGGCTGCGGATTTCGTTAAACTCAGGCGCCGGCGATCTTCAGCAGCTTCACAGCTTCCGGCAGCACCAGCTTGCCGTCCACGCGCTCGCGGCCCTGGAAGCCGACCTGACCATTGGCGGCATACAGCTCGTTCAGACGCTTGAAGGAGCGGACGCCGCGGTCAGCAATCCAGTAGTAGCTCATATCGCCGAAAGCAATGGCGAGATTGCCGGCGTCGTTGGTCGGAACATAAGCAGAAGTATACAGCGGACGGCCGAGCAGCTTGTCCGGCTGGCCGGCCTGCAGGCCCGGCTGCCAGATATACTCGCCGCTGCCCGAGGTCTTGAGCTTGCGAACTGCTTTGATAGT